GTGGTGGTCGTCTGCGTCAGGTCAATCGATGCAGGGTCATTGCTGATTTCCTGTGTAGCCATAACGACAGGGAACTTAGGTAGCAAAGGCTTCAGTGTGGCTGGTTTAGATTCCTTGAAGCTACTGCTAGAAGTGACAGCATCGAACTCCAAAACCCTGCGTACAGGGGAGGGGTTGGTGATGAACTCGGTGATCTTGCGCACCAGCCTCAGCTCCTGACCTACGTCGCACGATATCTCCATACGAGTTTTAGTCAGCGCCTCTCGGCTTGTCCCCTGAAAAGTCTCATACAGCCCCGCGTTGTTGAAGACCACAACTACACTCCCTTGCTTGGCGGTGATATACGCCACCTGATCGGTGCTAATAGACAGCATAGAGAGGTTGCTACCGTTGTCTGAAAACACCTCACTAAACTCAGTGATATCCTCAGTTCTAAACAGGAAGTACTTCTCGCTTGCCATTACTCAAAAATACGAAATAAAAAAGGGGGCCGAAGCCCCCTTTCTCAAAACAAGTTAATGATATTAGGCTTGAGCTGCCACAACTGTAAAGTCTCCAACAGAAGCAATATCTCCAACCAAGTACTCACCAGCGTGATCGTCAGCAACAACGAGGAAAGATCCTTTAGCGTTGTTAAATGCTTCAACCAATCCCTTCATAACAGCCTTTTGGTTGTTAGCAGTGCTAATAGTGAGAACAACAGTATCTGCGAGGTTGTCGACATTTGCTGTGCCATCACCGTGGAAGTTTACCTTACCATCAAAGTAAAGGGTAAGCGTGGTGTCCGAAGTAGACTCCATGCCCCTAAACGTAGAGAGGGGGTAGGTGTTTGATCCTCCAGCAGCATCATCATCGTTTGCGAGTGTAGCGTCGCTACGGAAGTACAAGTACTTTTCTCCTTTCAAAGCCATATTTTCTAAGTATTATAAGTTTAAGATTAGCCTTTGATGACAACGTGCTTGTTAGCAGCGCGGACACAGAGAGCGACTTCAGAGCGGTAGTGGAACGTAGCCACGTCCTTACCAGTGTCACCGTTGTTGCTGTGTCCAAGAACGCCACCACCAGTGATCCAGTGCTCCATCTCACGGCTGTATCCGTTAGCCTCCTTGTAGTACATGGCCAGCGAAGGAGCGCTACCACCCGTGCGGGCGTCTACGACATTCGCAAGCGGCACCATAGCTCCCTGCAGGAAGTTAGAAGCACCCAAGAGGGTAGGATCGTTCAGCAACTTCCAGTCGTGCTTGTGGAATGTATATCCACCACGCGTGAAGCTCTTGAATCCAAGCTTGATAGCCATATCAGGCTGGTTCTGGAAGGCTCCAAACTGACCAGGCAAACCAGCCGAAACACTCGTAGAGATACCAGAGGCAAGCATATCATCGATAGCGAGGTCTTGCTTCCGATTCAAGTACATAGCGTACTCGGCAGGAGCGCCTTGCTTGTCGAGCTCGAGGATGAGGTCGTCAAACTCAGCGAAGCTGTCCATCGGGTTGGCATTCGCATTGCTGACCACGATACCACGATCTTCAATAGCAGAGATGTAACCCTCAGAACCAGCAATAGTCTTACTGATATCATTATCGCCGTCGTCAGATGCAGTAGCTGCGTTCTTGTTGCCGAAGAGCAACATCATCTCACGGCGATCCTCGAAGCGCTTCCGTGCCTCTTGCTCACCGTACATAAACCAGCGGTACTCGCCGCCACCAACGTTGACCCATCCGATGTTCGTAGCCTGAGAACCGTTTACTTGGTAGCGGTCCTTGACGATCATGAATGGATTGCTACGCCTAATAGCGTCAGCGTCCGTGAAGTGGGAAGGCTGGGTTGTACCCTGAGCGTACAAGTTACCGAGATGAATCATCTTAGTAGTAGTACCGTTCTCAGCAGGAGAGGCACTAGCACCATCGAGACGCTCCATCTTCAACGCCGCATTAACAGAGGCAGGAGCCTCGTTAACGATGTAGCGAGTGCCCGTTTCAGCGTTCATAAGAACGTCATTAGCCTGCACAAGACCGAGACTACTGTCGCTGGTATCACCCGAGAGGGTGTCATCGATAGTAAACGTTGCGACACCTGGTGCGCCCGACGCTGAACCTGCTGCAGAAGCTGAGAGTGCTCCACCAAGAACTCTGTGGCGTCGGCCTGTCTCCCACCAGTCAATCTGATCGGATTGTCCGCCGCTGTTCACAGCTCCAGTAAGCTGAAGGAATCCAGTAATACCCTGATCTCCGTAGGTCTCTACGAGATCGGGCATGACGAAGTCCTTCGTCGTCTTGACGAGGGTGTCAACCGTCGTATAAGTTTCGGGCGTCAGGCGCAGATCAGGAGACGCCTGATCGACCTTATAGTTAGTGCCCGTTCCAATTGTTGCCATGTTTTCTTAAGTTGTTTTAGATGTTGAAGGTCATGGTGGACCGATTTCTTTGAAGGATCTGCTTGACCTGTTCGCCAAGCGGATTTGAGGTTTGTTGGCCTCGGGCATCGTCTGGTGCCTGGGCCTGTACATTGGCTGCGTTTTGTACCACGCCACGCTGTCCCTCGCTCATGCCCTGCGTATAGGCAGTACGAACGATTGTATCGATGTTATCGATTACAGTGCGATGTGATGACAGCAAATCGTAATCCCAACTCCCATCCTCACGAACGTAAGGATCGAAGAAGTTCTCAAGGTTTGCATTCTTATGCTTCAATTCATTACGGTAGGTGTCGTCCAAGTTGAATGTAAAAGCCTTCTCGTTGCCTAGATCAAATTCTAGCCCCGTCATAGAGTCTACATTCTGAGCCATCTCCGTTACCCACGCCTCGTCAACCAGTTGTTCTGGTTCGGCTGCAGTGGGTTGCACCTCTGGGGTCTTATACCCTTGGCGCAAACCTTCGATGGCCGCTTTGGCCTTCTGCCCATCCATCTTCATTTGAAGCTGAGCCAATCGCTTGTCATCCTCCGACGCCTCGGAAGAAGTGCGATACTTACTCTGTACGAGCAAGTTGATTTCATCGTTACTAAGGGTTGGGTTGTCTGCAGCCATCTGCACACGGATAGCGGTCATATCGTCCATCTCAGACGTATTCAACCGCTGGTATGCAAACCAGTCTTCAGGCCGTTTCCCTGTTTCTTCTACGAAACGAGCGATGGTTTCAATCCGCTCATCGAGCTGACGCGGCTGTGCAAGCTCATCGATGGAGGTTACCTGCCTCCCTAGCTTCTCGCTAAGGAATCCAAGTACCGCCCCTTCAACATCTTCTTGCGTGTACTGCGCCTGTTGAGGTTCGGGCTGCATAGCCTGTGGCTCAACTGGATTGGGTGCCTCGGGTTGAGGCGTGACATCTTGCTGAACGGGTGCGGCCTCTGCAGCCTCTCGCTGCATACTGGCCGCCAGATCGGCAGGGTTGTCAAAGATCTCGAACGGAGCTTGAGCCTCAGGTGCAGGGGCTTCCTGAACCTGTGTCTCTTGCACAGGGGCTTCCTGTACTGTCTCCGTTACCGCTTCTTGTGCGGGAGCCTGCTCGATGGCAGGCTCTTGAACTTGTGCTTCTTGTTCCATTGTATTTAATTAATTGTAATTACTCAGGGTGATAGTTTCCTGGCCCAAGGTACAGCACCGCCCCATCAGTGGTTTGATCTGCAGCCAAACTGACCACAGTCCACCGCCCATAAATGGTCATGCCTGATGGAAACACATTGTTTGTGGCTAACGTCACACCACCTGAGCCTTGATTTGAGTTTGTGAAAATATGAGCTGCTGTTGTTACAGTAGCAGCCCTGTCTAGTTCGATTGCCGAAGCATCTGCGGAACCATTAGATGCTACGCCCACCGATTTCACTTTTGCAATAAAAGCTCCTGTAGAGGCGAGATACATTGAGTCGCCTACAGAAGCGGTGGCATCGCCATCCATATCTATAAACGTTACGCCAGTTCCACCAGTGGAAACCGTGTCTTGTGCAATGCCATGCGCGGAACTAGCCGTGTTGAAAAACCTATTTGGATCTTCAGACACCAACAAATCAAACTCAGTAACCCCTAAACATTGAATGGCAACAACAACCTTGCCATCGGGTGGGATGAAGATGTCGGCGTTGGCGTCAATAAAAGCGCAACCATCTTGGCCAAGGCTTGCTCTTTGTAAGTCGTGAGGATGTGCCATGTCTTATGTATTAGCTACCCCCGTAAGGATTAGCAGAGTTGTCGTTACCGAACACACCGTACTCGATCATCTGATCGACGCGAGTACCGTACACTTCGTACTTCTTGTCAGGTGAGACAGGGATGAACGCAAACTCTCCACCGCCGACCTTGGCCACCAAGCCAGTGTCGGTATCGTTGTGGATGTAGATGTAGTTCTCCAGCTCCGTCTCGAGGTTCTTGATGTACAAGTACGCCCGCTCAGAACACTGGTTGGCGATATAGATCGCCAAGTCGTTAGTGTCTGCAGCCACACCCTTGACCTTGGCGCGGATCAAGCTACCTGAGTCCACGACCAGCGAAGCGTTGACCGAGAGATTCAACGGGGAAGTAAGAACCCCGTTGCTACTCAAAGAAAGGACGGCTCGTACAGTTGCCATTAGGCTTCGTAGATGACCAGGAATTCGATGGTGAACGCTGTGCTCACGCTGGGGGTGATCTTAATGTCCTGATCTCCGTTGTACGGGAGGAGACACCAGTCGCCAGCGTAGAGACGGCCAAGGAGCTGAGACTCCACAGTAACTACGGCGTTCTCCGTAGCGACAGTGCTGGTGTTCTTGATATAGACTTTGTGCGCCTTGTCGTCAGCATAGTCAGCCTTGTCAACAAGGGTATACTGAGAAACAGAGGTGGTGGTCTTGCGACCCACACCTGTGGTTTGATCCAATCCCGTAGTAGTTCCAGCTTTAGTCAGCGTGGAGACGGTAGTCAAGGCAAGCGCATCACCAGTGAGGTCTGCGCTGGACAGTGTAATTGATGCGGTTGTAGTTGGCATACCTAATTATTTACAGCAAATATAATACTATTTCTTCTTGCCCTTTTTCTTGGCCTTGGCAGCGATCTTAGCGGCCTCTTTTTTACCGAAAGCAGACTTGACGCGGGCCATAGCCCAAGCGTGTTGAGATGTCTTAGGTCTGTTTCCGCTGCTCATGTACGCCGCTAGTCCGCGCTTATACACTTGCTTTTGAGCGGCAGACAGACCTGCCATACCCCCACCTTTCTTCTTGGCCTTCCCCCCTTTCTTGTAGACCTTCATTTAGCTCCCATATGCTTCTTGACTTGGGGGTGTTCTGCCGCCCTTTTAGCCTGTGCAGGAATTTCTAGGATGCCATCTAGCATCCTACCGCCCTCAGCATAAACCTTGCCCCCGTACATGTACATGGGCATCTTGCCGCCACCTGGCATCTTCTTAATATCACCACCCTTCATGTACTTGGGGGTGTCTTTCTTATTCATCTTCATAGCTTGTCTCTTCTTTTCATAAGTTGTTTTAGTCTCGCCGCAACCGCTGGCGGAAACCCTTTCTTTTTTCTTTTGCCTTTAGTGCCACGGTGCTTATCGTAGATAGCCGCAATCTCGCTCATCAGCTTCTTGCGCTCCCCTACATTCTTACTGCCCTTAGTGTACTTTGGGTTAAATTTCTTAGCCATGGTTTACTAGTTTGAACTTGGCTTTCTTTACTGCCCCTGGGTGGGGCTTGTACTCCCCCTTCATCAGGAAGTACCTACCGTTCTCTTCCATCCAATGGTGACCAGCAGGCGGGTCTACTGTAGCAGTCTTCTGACTGATCTTTAGCTTACCGCCTTTGTTATACTTGACTGTTTTCATCGTCGACTTAATCTTCTCTATATCCGTAGAGGTAGTTGTTCAGGTCCCGTCTTCTTTCAGGGGCACCCATGTTGAATCTTTGATCTAACTCTCTTTGAACTTCAGGATCAGCCGCAATCTGAGGCACAATCGAAGCCTGCTTTCTTTTTCTATTGGGGTCTATACCCAAAATTGCGGAGGTAAACGGACTGCCTGAATAATACGTGTCGTCTACATACCTCGTCCTGAACTCAGCGTCAGGGTGCTCCGCCTTCAGGCTGTCCAAGTACCCCAGAACCTCCCTATCCTTGACCTGTTGACGGTTCAGCGGGTCGTCCATAAATCCGATGTACGGTCTTTCGCTGAACCTTTTGTCTTGCAAACCTTTCGCTCCACCAAGAAGATCTGCCGCAGTATACCGACGAGACGGATCTGAATTCATGATGAATTTTTCTACTAGCTCAATAATTTCCTTAGGTGGAGCAGGCATGGAAACGCGGGTAGCATCTCGTTTTGAAGGGTCAGTGGGATCCCCACTAGCATGTCGGTGTACTGTTTTCATCAGAACGAACTCATTAGGATTTCATCTACACTCTCTTGGATATCAGACTTTGAGGCTTCGATAGCCATCATAATGTTTGCCTGAAACCTTTCTACTTCCTCCCCGTCGTTAAAGATAATAATAGTAGGGACTACTACGATTTTGTGCTTCTGCTGTAACTCTGGACTCTGTACGATGTCTATGCGAGACGTGGTGCAGTCGTTGAGCTTCTCTATCCACTCCACCCCGTTGCTCTTATTGAACGAGGCGTTGAACTCTACAACGCATACACCAGTGTTGCAGACCTCAGCCTCCGCAGCCTCGGCTACATAGGCCGCCGCCGAGAACAACGCAAATGCTGTAAAGAGGGCAAGTATTGCTTTCATAATTCATCTTACTTGAGTTGATCGATTTTTTCTTCTATTCGCTTGATGTCTTCTTTAATCTCCCCGACATCCTCTTGGGTGGACATGATGGTCTGACGAATCAGTTGGTCCTTCATGTCGAACTCCATACGAGAAACCTCAGCAGGCAGCGGGGCAGGCAGTTCCTTCGCCTCAGCGATATCGGCTTGCAGAGTAAACCACATCCCGATTAGAGAAGCCATCCCCACTCCAATCCCAGCCAGCGACTTTACGCTGACGTTGAACCCCATATCCTCGTTAATCTCCTTTGCCATATCAGAATATTACGTAGTTGACGCCGACCGAAAAGTCGTGCCATTCCCTGTTCCAGTACTTGTTGTATCGTCCTTCTAGGAACCAGCCGAAGGATCTATTGAGCTTCCACCCAAAGACCAACCCTCCGCTGTAGTCCACCCACTGCCCCCCGTTGAGTTGGAAGTAAGAGAACTCTGACCCCGTATCTAAGTGTCGAGGCAAGACATTCCCCCACGAGTGCAGCCAGAAATCTTTGGTGTAGTGGTAGTAGTCGAACCCGACCACCAAGGAGTAGTTCCACTCTGTGTTTAGCTCCCCCCGCTTCCGCTGTACATAGTCCTTCAGTACCTCAGGGATAACAACCTCTCGCCATACAGCAAAGCTGCTGGCCACCACCTCCCCGTCGGGGTTCATGTACTCACCCGTAACGAAGTCGTAGCTGTACCCCTCACTCAAGGCAAGCTGAGTGTAGTGCAAGCTTCCGTTGGGGAGCTCCCACTGCTGCAATGGATCATAACCATATGGCTCGGAGATGCGTTGTGCCGCCCCGATATTGAAAGACAGCTTTCCCTTGGAGTTGATGCGCAGCCTCTGCGAAGCCTCGAGGTAGCTGACGTCGGCAAAGCCGTCCTGGACGTACTCTACTTTCCCTACAAACCTCCCCCCGACGTATCTAAGGAAATGGTTCTGATCTAGGTACAGCACACCTTGCTGCCTGCGGTAGTCGCTCTCGAAGAGGAACTCGAAACCTTTGACCGTACCGATCGTAGCAGCATCAGAGTACGAGTGCTCCTCACCGTTGTAGAATACGTTGGCCCTGTTCTCATACTTGAACCTAGCAATCTTCCGTATCCCTAGGGTGAGAGAGTAGTCGAATGGGGTCTCTACGATATCTGTTGACAGCGGTCCATTGAATACAGAGTACGTGTTGTAGTCAGACAGGGAGTTGTTCCCGTTGACAGCCGCGTAGAAAGTAGAGAAGCGAAACGCCTTCTTCAGTGTCTGAGCCCCACTCGCTAGTGGGATGCACAAGAGTATAGCTAGTAGGAGTCTCATAGCTTAACGATGGTTTGCTTGAACATGCGCTTGTCAGACACCACGATTAAGTGGTACGTGCCCACAGGCCACTGCGATGCGTCTTGCGTCGCACTTGAGGATTCTAGCACCAACCGTCCTGTAGCATCGAAGACAGTCAACACAAACGGGTATGGGGAGTCTACATAGAACTGACGCTCTACAACCGTTGGGCGGATTACAACCTCCTCTGCTAGTTCAGGCACACCCGTGGGCCACCCCTGCTGACAGTAATCGTACAGCCCGATACACCCCCCATCCCACTCCGCTTCACAACAGTATGGGTCTACCTCAATTACCCACCCGTAGCAAGAGTCGTTCAACCAGTACGGGACACCTGCACCTGTAGCGCAGCCTGCGTCATACAGGCACTCCCCCTCTGTGTTGGCCTCAAGAGTGTAGTTGTAAGCGGACACGTCCATGCAACCAACGACGACAGGGATGCAACTCCCGTTGTCTACGTTAGCACCCTCATCAAAGTTGAGCGCAGTAGGTTCTGTGCAACCAAACACGGCAAAAGTTAAACAAGAACCGTCGTCATAGTCGGCCTCATACCCTTGGGTGTAGTACTCGAGATAGCCAGCCTGCATGCAGCCTGCGGCGTAGTAGCAACTGCTGTCAGGACTGTTTGCTACTTGGTCGTAGTTCTGCGCCAAAGTGTCTAAGCATCCATAGGCAAACTCTTCACAAAAGTTGCCGCAGTACGTATTGGCAGTATATGTGTATGGGAATGGGATGACGTTCCACTGAGGGACATTGATGATTGTATCTCCTGTCGGACCCTCAAGCATAAACCCACACTGAGCCACAGTAAACAGGGATTGAGGGGTAGAAAAGAAGAACAGCTCTACCTCTTCATCAGCGGGGAGGTACAGCTCAAAGGTTTCTTCTACTCCATCGGATGGCCCCATTTGATACTGCGGGGAAATCCACTCCCCTTGCTTTACCCCCAACCAGCTACCAAACCAACCATCTTCAGCCCCATCTATTAGCGTCAAGGTATAGAAGCAGGAGTCTGGCTGCTGCTCTATGTTGGCCTCTGGATTGTAGTTGTAGTACGCCGTGTCTAAACACCCGTACACCAATGGGGTCTCGCAGAGCAAGTCCACAAAAACCGTAGCGTCAGGGTTGTACTCCAAGTAGTCTGGATCGCCGCACCCCACTAGATCCTCTATGGACTGACAGATAGGCGTGGAGAACGTCGTGTCTATGGTATACCCAAAGTCTACCTCCTCGGGAGAGATGGCCCACAAAACCTCTTCGCAAGCCTCTACGATTACCGTTCCGTTCTCTCCGCCCCACTGAGCTCCGTTCATCCCATCCCCATAACTATCTGTTACAACGACTTGGATTTGACTTGCTATAGGGAGGCAGACGTTGGTTATGATAGGGATACCTACAGGTGCCCCCGACAAATCCCCTAGAACCACTGATTCGATTACAGTGGCTGTGGTTATGTCAACTATCCCCCAACCAGTTTCTGCTGGGTAGTTGTCAGGTATGACCGTAACAGTAGCTTCGGTCTCCGTGATATTGCAATCAGCCGATTGTACGACGTTACACCCCTGATCGAAGTTGGCCCACGGGTTGTAGTTAGTAGCGTTAGGGTTGGTACACCCTACGATGGCACCACACGGGAGACAGCTCTCCCAACAAACAGGAGGCAGGACCATGGGGCCCTGCACATTCAGGGTTCGGTTTACAAACCCCCACTCGTCAAACAAAAAACACGGGGACTCGAGCACCCCGACGGGTATCTCTTGATACTCCCAGTTGTCAGCAGTATACTTCCATAAGTACTCCCCGACAGCTAAATCTATTGATACCTCCCAAACCCCGTCCCCATCTATATCCTCCATGGGAATGCAGTTCCCGCACCACCCATTGAAAGTTCCGTTTACCTCTGGGGTTACAATCCCCTCGGGGGAAGGGCCGTTTAGGTTCAACCTGAAGACTACTTCGTACAGGCACGCCCCCCCATCTACAACTGCATCGGCATTGTAATTAGATGCCGTACTATCCATGCACCCAGCCACAGGTGGGGGGCAAGGGAAGAGGTCGAACGGGAGATCTATCTGCGCAGTGTTGAAGTCATATACTGATAGGTCTAATCCGCAACCGTTACTGAGAGAGAAGAACCCATCGCCATACTCGCAGCAGATACCATCCCCAAAACTGTCGTAGGCCACAAACGTATATGGACCAGGGGGGAGGTTGACGAGAGTGTCCCCTGCTAGGCCCGAAGCCACTACATTGGTGTCAGAGAGTATCTCCCAAGAGTTCTCTTCAGGGAACTGATCTGACACGAAGTTTACGTTGACCCAGCTCTGCGCCTGCAAAGAAAGAATCGGGAGGAGCATACACCACTTGACCCTGTTGGCCCAGTACGCGGCGCTCATCTTACCCTTCTTGATGTTTTTCCTATGGCGTGCCTTGAAGCTCTTGCGCTTGGCCTTCATCCGTGAGCTCTCTCCTGCCTTAGGCTTACCTGCTGTACTAGCCCCCTTCTCTCCAAAGCGAATCAACTTCACCTTGTTCCCTTCTTTAGCCAACACTATGTGTGACTTCTTAGGATGGCTAGGTGTGCCCTTAGCTTTGTTGACCCCCTTTAGGCCGTGCTTTTTGAGTAGGTTTTTTACTCTATTTGAAGTCGAGCTTGCCATCGCACAAATATAAATACTATGGCTTCACGCCATATTCCCCTGCCGACAGGGTGTAGGTCTTCACACCCTTGGTCTCTTCACACAGATAAGTGAAGCTCATTTCATTACCGACTTCAACTTCTAGTGTTTCGTAACTCGCTTGATACCCATCATCTACTATAAGGCACTCTGAAATATCCTGTTCGTTATACTCCCACTCAAAGCTTGGGCAGTTGCTGTCTGTCCAGCGCTCTGTCAAATCACTTTCGGATTGAATACTTACATATCTCGTGGCCATGATCAGGAAGTTGAAGTGCAGATCCACAGGTTAAGTCCTTTTGAGCTATTTGCTTCAATGTTCTGAAACTCAATTTCAGTTATAGTTGCAGTAACGTCACTACCCTGCAAGAAGTCGTTTAAGGCTGTAAAGGTGTTCTCTGTTGGGGCGCTTAGACTGCTAGTACCACCGAAGGAGTGAGGGTAACTTATCGTGCTATCCCAGTTCGCATACCAAGCACCATTTTTCTTTACGAATATCAAGTCAGAACCTCCAGATGTTGTCCTTCTTACGTACTTGATATCTTCGAAATCGCTGTCTGTACCCACTTGTCGATAGGTTCTATCTGCTGCTGAAGGCTGAATACCCAAAGAGGTAGTAGTGCTTGTTGACATATACAGAGTCCCATCTGTCTTAATGCACAACCCCGCATTCCTGCCAGAGTAAACAAACGGTTTGGACCAGTCCGTGTCCGACCCTACCTGTGTAGCGTAGTACACGTCAGTAGTATTACCAGTTCCTAAAACACCAGTACTTCCTTCCCCCCAAGCGTACAGCTTTCCGTTAGCCGCAACAGCCATCCCGTTTTGATAGCCTAGTTCTAAGCCACCAGCATTAAAGGTTTCATTGAGGTCGGTTGAAGACCCTGACTTTGCTCGCGTCCATGGCTTTGTACTGCCAGATGTAGTTCCTACAGGAAGCCCACCCTGACCATTAGTCCCACAGACATATAGGTATTGAGCCCCCGACCCACCTTTGATAGCCATTGACTTTTGCGGGTATTGACCCCAACTATTAATGTCCACCCAATCTGTATCTGACCCAAACTGTAGCCATCCGTTACTGGATGTAGTTGTGCTTTGACCCGTGTCTCCGCTTGCGGCATAACTAGAAATACTGCCACACCACCACAAAGTCCCATCTGTTTTTATTGCCCACGCGCCATTGTTATGAATGTCGAACTTAGCTACACCAGTTAGAGACTGAGCAAAGTCCCTTGCCGCCGTTCCAGAACCAGCAGAGCCAATGCTCCTACCCAAGTAACTAGTGTTTGTGTATCCAGCAGAATAAAGGACACCAGATGAATCCAAACCAAAATAGTGATACTGACCAAGCCTAAGCTTTACAATATCTGTTGTACTGTGGAGGGCGTGTTTGTATACAAATGGGATATCAACTGGAAGCCAATCATCTGTATCTGGAACTGTTGATGACCTTGCAGCCTGTGCTCTTTCAAAGTAAAGCATTCCAGTTGTCCCTTCACTAGGAGTCGTAAGTCCTCCAGAGGCGACATCTTGACCGTTGATTGATGCTATGTTACCCACGTCAATTGCGTTAAATGATGCTATGTCTGGCATTATGAAAGAACGATGAAGTCATTCGATGGATTGAACCAAATCTGACCATTCGTGCTGTCGAGGCAGTACCCCACTACGCGGACGACATCGCCGCTACCAGAGGGGGCCGTACCAGTAATGTCCCCTGCCGTAGTAGAGACATAGAGTTCGTCAGCGATTGTGCCTGCATCATGATCTAAAGTGAACATGCCGCGAAGCAGCATCCCGTCAGAATCTGGGTCTGTGCCGAGCGCGATAGCTAGAAGACAACCACCAGCAGTTGCAGTAGCGTCTGCGTCGGCAGCAGCCCAAGCTCCATCAGACTTGTAGTAGCACAGCTCACCTTGAGTCGTACTGCCAGTCCCAATCTTTACAATATCTCCTTGAACACTAAAGTCTGTGTTTGCGGTTTTCGTAAAGACATTTTTAGCCGTGCTCAACTCCGTCCTAATGTCCACTCCTGAAGCAGTAGCACTCAGCTGTTCGGTATCGTTGACCTTTATGTTTACCTCATTAGCGGTACTGAAGTCGATGTACTCCTGATCGGTAGCTGTACCAATCTTTGTAATACCAGTGTTGATGATAGAGGTGATTGTGGTCTGAGCCGCCGCTACATTAAGAGTGACACTACCTGTGGTGCCACCGCCAGAGAGTCCATCTCCTGCGGTAACACCCTCGATGTCACCACCACCGCCACCACCACCGCCTGCGGCAGCAATCGTAATCTCTCCGTCAGCATTGGTAATCGTGACGTTACTGCCAGCCGTCAGTGTAGCCACAGCAGGTCCGCTAGTACCTCCAATCAAAAGCTGACCGTTGGTAGACATGGCAGCCGCAGCCACTGTATCGGTGCCACTGTCTTGCGTGATGAGAACAGCCTTATCTGCTAAAGACGTTGCGCCAGTTCCACCCTGAGCCACGGTAAGACTACCGACCTCCAAGTCAATGGTGCCGTCAGCGTCTTGATAGGTTGCAGTAATACCGCTCTCGGTATTGCTGCTGAACATCGCACCAGCAATGTCTTGAACCTCCTCTGTGGTAAGTTGAGTATTGGTGTCTGTGGTTTGATTGACGTAGGAGAGGTTACCAGACCCATCGGTCTTGAGCACCTGACCGTCGCTACCGTTAGATGTAGGTAGGGTGAACTGCACATCTCCAGCAAAAGCACTGTGTGCTGGGGCCTGAACTGTAACCTTATGCGCTGCCGAGCTTTCACAGTAGAAATCAATCTTACCTGAACTACCCGTGCCGCTTAGGATTTCTACATGGCCGTCAGAGACTTTGACTCCGCTAGAAGAGCTGGCACTGTCAATGACGACCTTACCATTGCCGTTCGGCTTGATGTCAATGTCCCCGTCCGAAGTGCTGACAATGTCATTGCCGTTGACATCGAGGTCCCCGCCAAGTTGTGGGGAGCTATCGACAACGATGTTTGTGCCACCGTCAGCACCGTCTGAACCGTCTGAACCGTTTGACCCCGCAGGGCCTTGAGCACCCGTAGCCCCCTGAGGGCCTGTGGCACCTGTTGATCCTGTACTACCCGTAGCACCAGCGGCGCCAGTAGCGCCAGTGGCACCAGTGTCACCCTTATCCCCCTTGGCCCCTGGACTAGATACAGATACGGTGCTTGATGCGGGCTGGGTTACTGTTACGGTAGTCCCATCAGTTACTGTAATCGTAGTGGACATTAGGCGAGGGCTTCAGAAATGTCGTCGTTCACAGTAAAGTTTCCCTTCAGAATGGTTGTTGTAACGCCATCGAGAATCTGCTGTAGGTCGTACACGTATCTACCTGGAGTGACCTTCCTCATGATCGAGTCACTAGCTGTAATGGTCAGGTTGCCAGAGTCGTCTTTTGTAAACGTAAAGTTCACTCCGTCTTCAGCAGCCCTGCCTCTGTTTGTGCTTCCTACAACAAGCTTGCGCTCACGACTCGATCTTTGTCTTGCACGAACCTGCATCAAAAACTCATAATTAGAGGTGCTTAGCGTAAGTGCAGTGCCCGTTGAGTCCTTGAGCAACAGCTTTAAGCTAAAAGTGTCACCCTTTCTACATGTGATGTCCAGCTTCTCTGAGACATCGAGATTTACCTTACTGGCCATTATTGACGCATCATATTAAGCATCTCTAGCACGTTAGAGCCCCGCTCCTCTTGTAGCTCTGGCCTTTTACCCTTGCGCTGAGAAATAAGTTTACTTTGTTCTACCGCCTGCTTCTTAACCCTTTGGTCCTTACGGTCGTCCTTCTGGGTCTCAACAGACTTTCTGTTGTTTAGCTCATCCTGCTTGTCCTGCTCACCTTTCTTGAGCTTCATGGCCTCTATCTCTTTGGTCATCTGATGCTTTGCCTGCAGAATAGAAAGATCAGCTTGAGCTTTCATCTCAATCATCTTAGCATCGACCTGAGCCTTTAACTGAATCTCCTGGGCTCTAGCTGCAGAGGCCGACTCCGCTGCTTGCTGAGCTTGCTGCGCCTGCATCTGAGAGTTTTGCATCGCCATCTGCTGCTGACGTTCCATGCGTTTGCCCCTGCGAAGAATCAAAAGCCTTTCGGCTTGAGTCACATCTTTTAGCGCACGCACCGCCATAGCATCTTCCAGATCGACCTCTTTCTGACTCAAGGCAATCTGGATGTTTTGCTCTAAAAGCTGCGCATCCTTGTCCTCCATGTCCTTCAACACCTTCACGCCAAAGTTGTACATGGGGAGGTCGCTGAAAGAAGACAGCACAGACATATTGGTAGAGCCAATAGCGTTCTCGTAAGTCTTGTATATAACGCTACCCATAGGTAAGATCTGCACGCACTTTACTACGTCCTGACACACCTTCTTGTAAAGCAGCATAGCTGCATTGGTGATGTCGAAAGTGGCGTTGTTGCTTGCGGCGATAGCCTGTTGCTGAACCCCAACTAAAGCGTCAGTTTTTGGAGTCGAGGCATCGACTACTTCGTTGATGCCCGTAGTGTCACGGATCATACGCAAGTAGTGATTGTACAGCCCAATCAACTCATTGATGTTTCTTATGCTGTTGCCTATCTCTCTAACTGGCGGGTTCTGGAAACCACCTTCTGGATTCTTACTACGATAGTAGAATACACCCGTCTGCTCATATATATCGTGGAGGTCCAGTGGCTGCAGCTCCCCTGCCTTACCTAGCTGGACGTTTTCCAACCCTTCGATATCAATAATCAAGCCGTCGGGTTTTGCCTTGGCTATAGCCTGCTGAAGCTTTAGGTGTGTCAGCTGCAACATGTCTGCAAACCCCACGCAGCTATCTACCATAGACTTAGGCATGTTAGATATCAGGTTAGTTGCAATTACCGAATACGACAAGTGAGCACGAGAAATGTCGTGCATGTTCTTTGGCGTGTTGGTCTGCTTACCGTAGTTGATCAGGTGGTCTGTACCAAGGATGTACGTACCCTTGTATACGCACGCGATCTCCATTGTGTGGGGGGTTCTGTCGTACACAGTCCCTTTCTTCTCCTTGTACTCAAATCCCTGATAAAAGAAGTTGGAGTTACCATGACGATTGGACTTCTCCTCGAAGTGCATGCAGTCTACGGTAAGGAACTCAAAGTCTAGAACCTCAACCAAATACCCAGAGTACTCATCTTTCTCTGGACCCCTGCTTGAGTAGGGGTTGTTTGGGTATCGATTTGATGTGCTGCGCCTGGCCTTTTTAGAAATCTTCTTCAGATCCTCTTCAGTGAGATCGTCCCCAGCCAATCGCTTCAACTCATGAAGGGGCATCTCTTTAACGTGGCCAGCGTAAACCAGGTCGTCGAAGTTGGGGTCGTCAGTGTAGCTGTGAATGAAATTCACTGGGTCTACATACTGTAAGTCAATCCCATAGTTAGGATCGTTCTTTCGCTTTACTACGGCCATACCCAACGCCGCGAGGTCATTAACGCAGCGACGAAAGGTGTTGTCCTCAAAGCTTGACCAAGACAGAGTCATGTCTGTGGCCACTTGAGCTGCAATTTCCGCGTCGGTCTTGATGTTGGTGTCCATCAAAATCTCTGCTTCTTCTTCAGTTTCGGGTATTTGATTGGCATCGACCCCCATCATCGGACGACCCATCATCTCCTGCATAGACGCAAGCTCTTCGCGGAGCTTGACTTGATTGCGCTGGATGTTTTTCTTTTGATTCTTCTCGCTTGAAGAAAGCGGATCTACCGCCTCAATATTAGGGTAGGGGTTCCGAGAAAGAATTTTATTGACTACGATACGGACGAACTTCGGAAGGATTGGGACTGCAGTAAAGTCCAAGTTCATCAAGCTTCCGTCGCCGTTGTTCGGGTCGTTTTGGTTTAGCAACTGCTTGTATATAGCAGTATCCTGAGTCCCGTTAGCGTAATCTCTGTTTCTAATAAAAACGCTCTTTCTCCCTCCAAACGTAGACTTATTGTCTTGTATGTTTCCCCACTGCCCTTCAATTGCTTTTGCGTACTGAAGCCCGTATTCACGGCTCAGTTTTGTTTCTTGAGGAGCAAGCGGATCTGGGAACCCCCCTACAGAATCGCTTTTATTGTTATACATGCGGGGATATTGCTTATCCAGCAAATATAATATATTCAGCCTCGCACTTTGTAGCGACGGAAGAACCGCTTTTCATCGAAGCTAGACTCCTCTTTCTTAGCCTTAACCTTTTGAGCAGCCAGCAAAGCCAAACCAGAACTAATCGTCAAGTCAAACTTGGTCCTGTTGTTTATATCGTACCCAATCCAGTCCTCTAAGGTGCGGTTGAAATACATCTTCCCCACCTCACCGCTTTCTCGATTTACCCCTACGTGTTCATGAACAAAAGCTTCTATAGCTTGTGCGTGAGACTGAATAACGTCTACTGAGTTCGACGGTATACCCTTGGTTTTCACTTTGACTTTTGCGCTACCACTCATTAGGTGTTGTGGCCTATCCATCAAATAGCCGTCGTATCCACGCTGCTCAAAGTATCTGGCTATACCATACTTGTTGTTCTCAATCAAGATTGGATACCCATAGAACACCGCCGCCATCAATACATCTTCGTAAAAGATAGAGGCCAAAGGAGGACGCGAAGCATACTCGAGCACAAACATATTGGCGGGCACCTCCATGTTAAACTTATTGTACAGATGTAGCGCACCCTTGGATCCCCTTCCATCTACGGTGGCATCGAGGTCGTAGCTGTCAACACCCCCGCAACCAAGGTGGGTGTGAGGGGGTATTCTTTTTGTACGGTCGAAAGCCTTCTTGTTTCTGAGCTCTGGGGGTGGCATCCAAGCTACTTTAAATCTACCCTTTGGGTCTGGGGTAAAGACCACCTCGCTGTCTTGAACCCCGCCCTTCCAAGAAAACTGCCCAGATACAACAGGGTTGGGGAACAGCGCGTCGTTGTGCTCTACCTGCTCGTATATCTGACCGATGTTAAACAAGCTCCCTTCGATACTGTCTCGAAAGGCTTCGTCAGTGGTAAAAGGAAACTGACGTATGACTTCGTTAAGTTCTGACGCGTCGTGCTTCAGACTCTCCCTTTCGTTTTTCAAGAACGTCTTTGCCCCCATATGGACGTACTCTCCGTCAATCCCCTCTATGTGTTCCTTGGGGTCTTCTACTATAGCCCTCCCGTACCGATCAAAAAACCCCTCTAGAGAATCGTAAGACGGGATGAAAAGCCTGTACAGCCCCGAACGGGTTCTACCATTCTTGTTCCTCTCCAGTGGATCCGAGTCCTCCCAAAGGTCCTTGTACTCGTTTCCGCCTTTTGACATGGGATTTACGGTGCTCCCGACCATAGCCTTCCCCACGATTTTTCTTCCTACGATCAAACACGTCCTCTGAATCCTCCAAGCCTCTCTTATGTCGGTGGGTTTTTCCCATTTCCCTGCCTCGTCTAAATACAGTAAGTGTAGT